AAGCATCTAAGCTCCAGTTTAAAGCACCACCATCTTCTATATGAAATTGTGCTATATTTATGTTTTGTTGAAAAGTAGTTAATGTACTAGAAGTTCCTTTAGCACATTTACCTGTTCCTCCTACTTGAGAAGGACAAGTAACCATACTAGCTGAACCAATCCCACCCCAATCTTGATCCATATCCCCTTCGTATCTCGTTGCTACGACACCTGTATCACCATCTAATATATCACCAGTTGTTTTATTTTCAATAGTAACAGTAGTTTCTGTAATTTCTTGTACATCACCTTGTTCTTCTATTACAGTTGTAGTTGTAGTTCCTTCATCTTGCATTTGACTCCATGAATTAAAGGAGTAAGAGCAAGAACAACAAACCACCAATACCAAGACCAGTAGCTTCTTCATCTGTTATTATCTCCTTATCTACAACATTATCTTTTTTCCATTGCTCATAGTCAGGTCTTTTCTCTGGGTTTTCAGCCCATGCTTCTGCTGCTTCAAGACCTATTTTTCCCATAAATGGGCAAGGTGTACCTGCCATTTCCATTGCTTGAAACACTCTTGGGTCTTGGCACAACATAGCCACAGCACCAACTTTCATACCCATTCTAAACAATCTAGTAGATAATTTCATACGTTCACAATTCATATCTCTAATAGCTGTACCACCTGCTAAACCAAATATTTGTGTTTGAATTGCTCCAGTAGCAGCAAAACTACAGACATCTTGATTATTGATGACAACGCTAGGGGCAGACGCTGTAGACGGAGTTCTATCTACTGTAGTTGTACCACTTACTGTCGAGCTAGTGCTTGAAACAGTATTACTTTGTGCTTTTGCTATACTACACCATGAAAGCATAGACAAGAAAAAAACAACAATTAATATTGCCCATAACTTTGCTTCCATTAGTCAATCCATTTTCCTAATAACATCATTTGTGATAATCTTGCACTACGTCTTTTTGTTTGTCGAGCCCAATTACTATCGAGCATTTCCGTAGTGGCTTTTTGCCAATCTTCATTAACAATAGCTTGGAAAGTTTTTTTCCATATAGCAGGATTAAATCGTGTAATACCCATATTAAATGCCATGTCTATAATTATAGCTGTTCTCACTTCATTTAAATGTTCTATGGGGAAGTTCTTGATTTCTTCTTTGACTCTATCTATATCATTCATAAGCATAAATTCTGCTTCTTCTTGTGATATTCCTAATCCATCTTTAGCAACATTCCTACCAATACCTATTGTAGGGTGTCCTACTAAAACATCTCCAGCTTTTAATTCTTTGCCTGTATAATCATCATAAACTTTAAGTTTAACACCTTCATGGTCAGATATTAAATTTATTAGTTTTTGTTTATCCAACACTTTTCATTCTCATTAATTCTTGCATAGCTTGCTCTTGCGTCATGCCTTGTTGCATAAGTTGCATTATCATCATTTTTTCTTCTTCTGAAAATTGTTGTTGTGGCATACCTCTACTACCTCTAAGTGCTTGTGCTAACATTTGTTGTTCATTAGGTGCTGAAGATGTTTGCATAGAGGGGTTCGTTGCAGATGTGTTCATCATAGGTTTATATATTGCACCTAAACTTCTAATAGGTTGATTCATAATGTTTTCCTTTATTGTTTATCCATAATGTTCTGCTAAACCTTTTTCTAATTGTTCAACTAATTTAGCTTTACTGTAACGTCTATCAAGTTCTATGCCAATTTCTCTACCTTTTGCTTCTAATTGCAATTTTGTTAATTTAGATAAATCTTCTTTAGGTTGACTTACAAACAATCTTGTTAACCATTTTCCAAAACTTTCTGACATTATGTTCTCCTTTATACCCATACTTCTTTAGGTCCAAAACCAAAATAACTTCTGGCATGTCCTTCTTCAACTAATTGATCGCATATATTCCTACCTTCTACAAGAGGAATACCTAGTATTCTACCAAATTTGCCTTTATCATCTTTCTCTGTTCTTACAATAAAAGTCTTTGGCAACAACTCTTTAAGCCTAGCCTTCGCAGCCAAACCCAACTTTTTTTCTTCCAAGTTTCTTGTTCGGCTTTCAGGCGTGTTAATGCCAAATAATCGCACTCGTTCTTTCTGCAAGAACACTTTAAAGCCGAGATCAATGTCAACATCTATAGTATCTCCATCTATTACTCTAACTAATTTTGCTTTATACTCATACATTATTTTCTCCTTAAAGCCCTAACTAAATCATCTAGTTCTTCCCTAAATCTATTTCTTCCAGTTATAGGTTGCGGAGAACCAAAAGGTAAATCTCTACTCCAATTTTTTAATGTAGGGTAATCAGGATCACCAGCATCTATATACCCACCTAATATTTGGTCAAACCTTGACTCTTTATGCCATTGGTCAATAGGTCTAGTTTCTCTATAATCTTCAGTAGGATTATTTATAGTATAATCATAAGAATCTTTAAGCCATTGTCTATATTTAGGACTACCCATAGCACTTCTATATAATCTGTTATATCTTTCTGGGTCTACATCTTTTAAATTATGTAATGATTCCCCTAATACATACTTATTCATTTGTTCTTTTGTTAATTCTTCTTGTCCTAATTCTTCTGCAAATTTCTTTTTATTAATGTAGACTTTAGGTTTATTTTTAACTGTATCACCATAGTTTTCAGGCTCGTTTCTATCAAACTTTGTTTCTCCCCATCTAAAATCATTTGGAGAAAATTCTTCTTCTATTTCTTTATTAGTAGCAACATTTACACTATTTTTTAATTGTTGTGCCAATAACATTTTTTTTTCTTCTTCCGTCATAAACACAATCTTTCGTATATTTCATTATGTATTAATAAATCGTCAACGAGTTCGTCAGATATAACGTCTATATCTGCATCAGTAGGATTAATAGGACTGGATATTATGCAATACCCTTTATTTCCGCTTCCTATACTTCCGCAACTTGCTACGCTTAGCAGAAGCAGAAATAGCATTATTTTTTTTCTTAACTTCATCAGCGACCCTAATATCATCTAGTTGTTCTTTCATTACATCAGCTTGGACTGCTTTCCGCATTAGCATAAAGCCAAAAACTTTAGAAGCAAGTTTAGCAATAGGTCCTAACGCAGAAAGCCAACCCATTATTTGTCGTCTTTATTTGTATTCTTACCTATATTACCAGCTACTAAGTTCAATATGCGTAATATAAAAGAGATTGCTTTATCGTCTGTTTTTGTAGGTGTTAAGGCTGTGATTGCTGTTGCAGCCGTTACTAAAGCTGTTACAGCAGAAACCCAAGCAGGTGCTCCACTTACTAAATTTAATATTGCGTCCATGTTATTCTCCTATTCTGCACTAAATGTGCCCATTTGCGACCATAAACTACCAGGATCATCTGTTCCATTTTGACTGCCTAATTGTGCCATTGCTTCATTCACATTAGTATATGGTCCTGACCCCCAGTTGTTTCCGTCCCATTCTGCATTATCCCATGCACTACCTTGTGCATTAGTATATGCCAACATCTTTTCTGAAAAAGTTCCAGTTGTAAAGCCTGAATCTGCAAAAACTTTATTCCAGTCCTCATTATAAGTACCCGTTGTTCCTGATTCTGTTCGGCAACTTGCTTGTCGTAATGATTGCTGGCTCATGGTGTAAACGTCCCCATACTAGAAAAATTATAGTCTGATTGGTCTGTAGCAAAAGCTTGTATTGCTAAATTAACATCAGTATAAGATGTTGTTAATTCGCCATTTATATATTTAAGTAATCTTTCATTAAATGTGCCAGCCGTAATAGAACGAGTATTAAACAACGCTATCCAATCTTCATTATGCAAAGCTGTAGTTGATGTAACAGCTCTTATTGCTATTTGTCTTGCTTCGCTATTAGTTGTCATAATAAACTCCTAAATTTGCTTTATTATTATTGTAGCTAACATTATCATACTTGTACCACTAAAGGCAATAAAGACAGCTTCTAGGCGTTTTATACGGGTAATAGTTTCTTTCCATCTTTCAGCACATACAGCTTCATGAGTATCAAGTTTAGCTTTTACTTGATTAGCAGACATCTTCACAATTATCTCCTATATGCTTTTACATTAGCATCAGAAGTCCAAGATTGTGTTTTAGCTATTACATTAACAGTTCCATCTTCATTATATGTTGTTGTATGAAGAGCTATAAAAGCATCCATGTCTGCTGCTGCGTCTAAAGCTGTACAAATATTGCCATGATCTGTTCTAATTGCCGCCATATATGTTGTAACAGCACTTGGGATTGCGGTGCTTGCTGTAACTTTTCTTTGTATAAGCCAATCAAAGCCTTGCAAATACCCATTAGCTTGTGTAGTTGCTTTGTTTTTTGCATTAGATTTTAATCCTAATGTAACAACTTGCACACCATCTCTATCTAAAAGAGGATCACCATCTTCATCTACTTCATTAACATCAGCTAATGCTTTATCAGCAGCTTTAACACCTATAGTTTGCACAACACTTGCTTTATCACTAGCTATTGCAAACGATTCATTTACTTCTATATAATAATTAGTATCTAAATGGCTTCCAGTAGTTGTAACTGGCACTATACCAACTGCTTTTAACTCGGCTGTAGTCCATTTAAATATTTGTCGAGAGTGTGTAATGCCATTAATAGTCATAGATTTAGGATTACTTATTATTTCCTCTATGGCATCTTCTGCGTTATTTAGTAAAGCCCACATGTTGTTGTTCTCCTTTGTTAATTATCTTGCTGTTGCGTATTTAAATGGGTTAGAAGCCCAAGCCATAAAGAAATACCTATCACCACTACCATTAATTGTACTTGCATCACCTCTAATTTTAAATCCATTACTAAGTATGTCTATATCTGTTGTATTAGAAGAACTATTTATAGCAGAATTAGTATTAAGTTCTAAATAATGATAAGCTAAATTATATGGATCATTTAGTAGATCATATGTTCTCCAATTATGAGCTTCATCATAATTTTTTATAGCTATGAAAGCTGGTTTAAATCCACAATATACAAATGTTCCATCTGCTAAATTATTTCCAAGGTATACAGAAAATTTAGAAAAACCTTCTATTTCTGCCCATGCATACATAAGAAAATTATCACCATTTTCAGATATAGTTCGTCCACCACCAGAACTACTTGTTCTATTAATACCAAGAACAGTATCAGTTGTTGTAGAATTTGATATAGTTCCATTAGTAGAAGTATTACCTGCATCTGAATCAGATGTATAAAAATAACTATTAGCAGGAAGAGAAGTATTTATAGGGAAAACATGATATCCATTATTATTACCATTACTATCTCTATCTTTAAATAATACTACACTTGGTTTTTTACCTAAACCATGAGCTAATGTAAAAGCACTTGTACCACCATCACCTACATATTGAATTATAGAAAAACCTGCATCAGTATTTACTTGTACTGTAGTTGCTAAACTACCTCCAGATGGAGTTGAAGTTGTTCCTCCATTACCTTTCCAATTCCACATTTGTTGTGTATGAGTATTAGAATTAAGCCATGTGCCACCTGTTATAGTAATATCTGAACCACTTTGAGCTTTAAAATTGTATTGAGGTAAAGTTGCTTCAGCTTGTCCTGGATATACGTTTAGTTTAAGATATTTATTATTAGAACTTGCACCAAAAAATCCTCTACTTGTATCTAGTACATACCAATCTTGACCTTGTATTGTTGACCTAGCCCAAGCCATATCTATTTGAAATCCAGTATCTATAGTTCGTTCACTACCATTACCTGTGTATTGTAACATATTAAATTGTTTCTGTGGATAATTGTCATCAGTTTGTGCAGGATCTATTTCATCTGCTACTGGGAGGTTACCAGAACATAAAGATAAAAATCCTGCTGGTACATCATATTTAAAATTACCATAGCCTGTGTCATCTGAATTTCCACCTGCTGTTATAGCTCCTCCAAAAGTACCTTCTTGTCCACAGTTCATTACTATTTTTGCAACAGGATTAGCCCAAGAAAGAGTAAAAGGAAATTTATAATCTGTATAATCTGAAGCAGTCCATGTTAAACTAGCATTTGCACCAGTAGCAGGATTTCCTGTTCCAGAACCTACATCTCCCCACACACCATTAATACCCCACCAACCTTTACCTGCATCATAATCTATAGCACACATTATAACATCACCAGTAGTAGGCGCACCTTGATTAGTAAATGAAGAATAAGATGGAGCTACAGGATTTGTACCTGTGTTTCCAAATGGAGTAAGATAAACAGTAGAGCCAGTAAAATATCCCATATAAGCCATATTAGCAGTTCCAGCTTGACCAGAACTACCATTAAAAAGCTCTAGACCATCTCCATAATGCCACCCTACAGCCCATGAAGGATAACCTGCAGCTAGAATATACCATTCTATATACCATTTACCAGTTTTAACACCCATGTTTCCTATAATTTGATGATATTTATCACTAGTTACTGATTCTGCTTGAAGATTACCTTCAGTTAAAACCATTAAAGCTTGTGCGCTACCTTTTGTTTGTAAAGGATTATATGTAGCAAAATTACCACCATTAGAATCAGAGTTGAAGGTTGGAGAGTCTAGCATGACATCATGTGCCGCAATATTAGCCACAGTAAAGTTATTACCATTGCCTGAACTATCTGTACCGATAGCTCCTGCCGCCATTTTAAGCCAATATCCATTATTTCCAAATGTTAATCCACTTGGGTCTTTTGGAATCCACACACCATTTTTCGTTTCTCCAAAAGAATCTGGACCATAACTTTGTCCATCACAAAATACTATTTCTGCCATTTGTAAATCAGCACCTTCAGTACCATGACCTTTTCCAGATAATCCACCCCATGCTTGAACAACACCACTTTGATTTATATAACTTAAAGATTCAGATGAAGTTAAATTTCCTGTAAGACTTTCAGTATTATAACTTGTTATTCTTTCTCCATTTACATACTGTCGAATTCTATCTGCTTGTGTTGATTCAGTAGTATCAATTCTTAAAACGTGGTGATACCATGCTGAAGTATCCCTATACAAAGCATTAGGTTTCATTTCACCATTTCCCCAACTTCCGCCGACAGCTTGCATATTCCATGTATTAGCATGCATCCCTATAATAATATAAGCTGCTCCTCCAGTACCAGTTACAAATATATTATTAAGAGAACCTGCAGCACTATTATCATATCTTTTAACCCAATAACTCATTGTCATTGTTGTACTACTTGTAGGAGTTCCTGCTGTCCATTGTAAAGTACCATCTTGAGCAGAACTATTTCTAATTGAGCTTGCAATCTGGTGGGAATAGAAATCACCACCACCTGCTCCACCTGCTGGTTTTTGCCATAATTCGTTATTAAACATCTATTGTTCCTTTATGCAAACGCTAGTTGTGGCGCACCTAATTGTATTGACCCTGCTGCTTTTACAAAGTATGGAATAATATCTACTGCATTTGCTGCTGTTGATATTGTCAACCCAGCTCCTCCAGCAGTTTCATAATCTGTTCCTAATGATATAGTTCTACTACCAGTACCATCTTGTATTAACACAATAACTCCTGATTGTCCTGCAACTTCTGTACTAGGGTTAGCTAGTGTAAAATTGCCTGTCGCAGTTACTATAAAGTTTTGGTATGTAAGGTCTAAAGTTGTAGAACCAGTAATGTTTCCTGTAAATGTTCTTCCTTGTTGTGCTGCTGTCCATGTATTATTTGTATTTCTAGTAGCTACTGTTGAATCTATGTTTACAGTTACAGTATCCGTTGCTCCTACTACTGTATCTATACCTGTTCCACCTGCCACGTCCATTGTGTTAGAATCAGCTATTGTTTGATTAGAACCACTATCACCTGTTAACGTAAATGATGTCATGCTACCAGCACTTGTACCTAATTGTGAAATCATTTGGAAACTTGTTCCATCATACAGAACTTTAATTATTGCATCTTCTTCAATATCACCTGCGGCAATAGCTTGGTCATTTCTTTTTTTAATGTTTTTAGCACCTAAACCATTAACATTTAATGTAGATGCACCTGAACTTGCGTTACCTGCTTTAAAGTTAAATTCTTGTCCTGCAACGTAGGCTGTTACTGCTGGTGATAATGCTATAGCATATGTATTAGCTGAACCTGTATCGTTAGCTTGAAATACTAAACCACCATCTTGTATCTGTCCTGCATTAACGCCATCTGTATGTGCTGTACCATCTGCTAATGCTGTTATCCTTTGGCTTCCTAGATTAGCATTACCTGTAAAAGCATTTGCACCTGTTTTATTTATACAAGTATTAATACCTGTTGCTAAGTCATTATCATTAGTATCATGCCTATCAGCAACAATCTTTGTTCCAGCATCTCTATCTTGTTGCCAAACTGATGTTCCTGTATGTGTACCATTTGTTCTTGTAAATGTATCACCTGACCAACCCATTATACTCTCCTTTGTTTATTCTTGTTTTTAATACTACTTATTCTTATATTAATTTCCACTAATTTTTACATTCCAAAAAATTGTTTAGTTTTATTTGCTAAATAAGGGCTTAATCTTGAACCCATTTGTCTTTTTAATGTTTCTGCTAATATTCTTCTTCCTTGAGGTGTTGCATACATAGCTGCTGCTCCCCCTAAACCAACAAGTGTATTGCTAGTTGCTTCTGGTTGAAAAACAGCTCCTCCTGCAATAGGAAGTGCTCCAGCTACATAATAAGGAGCTAACTCTACACCTTCTTTTCCTCCACCTATTACTGCTTGTCCTTGTGTAGAAGTGCGATATAATGGGTATTTACCACCAGCTATGTTTCCTGCGTTTCCTGTTTGATTACCAAATTTAACACCACTTGTTTTTAAATTATCAGCAGTTACTGTTCCTGTTGTTGGATTTATTCTACTTTTTTGTACTATATTACTAATTTTTTGTCCTTTAAAAGCAGCATCTTGAAATGTTAAAAAACTAGGGTACATTTTATCTAATTTAATTAATTTATTTGCTAATTCAGGAGAATTATATTGTTTAACATTATTTATAAGTAATTCGTCTATATTTTTATAAAATGTTACTATACCTTCAGGAACTTTGTTAGATTTTTCAGCATCTCTTGCTAATTGCCTTAATTTATTTTGTGTTTCTTTTAAATTATTTCCAGACAAAAACCCATTTTTAAAATTACTATTTATATATTTTTCTACATTTTTGCTAAGTAATCTAGCTATCTCTGGAGTTCCTAATAATGACTGGTTATCTTTCATTATTTTTTTTATTGATCGTAAAAAACCTTTTTGATTTCCTATTTTAATTTTTCCAACAATAGAATTATATGCATTATTAACATTTTTTTTAACTTCTTTAAAAACTTGGTCGCCAAATAAATTCTTTTTTAAAGGTTTAAATGTTTTATTTATAGCACTCCCTACTAAAGTATTAATTTCATTGCCTACTCCTCTATTAAAAGATTGATAAGCATCTACTATTGCTGATTTTGCACCAGAGCCAACTAAAGGTATTTTAGCTAACGCTTGCTCCATTTGTTTTAAATTTTCGTTTATCATTTGAAACGGACTAGGATTTATTCCTCTTTTTATTAAATCTAATGCTACTTCTGAAGGACCTAATAATGCTTTAAAACCTCCTCCTAATGCTGCTGATATACCTCCTGTAACTGTTGCATCTGACCCTCTTTCTATTATAGCTTCTTTTGTAGATATGTCTGGGTTATTTTCCGCAGGGTCTGATTTACCTGCTCCATACACAGCACCTAATCCGCCCATTTTAAGCATTGTGTTAATAACATTTTTGCCTAAACCATATTTAGTAGTAAGAAAAGACCCTATTATTTCGTTAGTTATTGCTGCTTTAGGATTAGATTGTTCAAATTTATTTATATCTTCTCTTATTTGCCCTAAAATCTCTGCTTTAGGTCTATTACTAAAAACACTTCTAATGTTTGCTTCTATTTCATCACCAAAGCCAAAACCTATTCCTTGTCCTGCTAGAGTTCTTATATCACCTTTTGCTCTTTCTCCACTAAAATCAATATTAAAATCTACATTACCTGAACCACCAAGCATACCAGAAATAGGAATATTTACACCTAATTTACCATCTTCCGCATAAAATCCTGCACCTGTACGACCTTTACCTTTTAGTAGTTTATCTTTTTGTGCTTGTGTTAAAAGTGCCATTTATATTCCTTTTTTATTTACTTAATAATTCTATAACTGTTTCTCTTTGCCAAGAATTTAAAGTATTAAAATCTACATCTCCACTTTCATAAATATCATTAAGTATTTGGTAAACATCATCACCAGGTTTTGCATTTTTAATATCATATCTTGTTAATTGAGGTTGTTCGCTAAATGCAAACCAATCTGAATTATTTAATTTTATAGCTACTTTTTGTGGATATATTTTTTGAGCACTTTCAGGTAGTATTTTCCACGTTTCGTTGTAAATATCTAAATCAGAAAAATATTGAGCATTTTTAAAAGCTAACAAATTATCCATAGCTTTTTTTACTGCTTCTACATTTTGTAACATAGAAACATCTCCTCCTAAATAAGCTATAACTCTTTCAGCATCAAATTCTGTCATTACGCCAGGACCAACTACTTCTACTCTATTTGCTCCTAATAATCCTTGTAGTTGCCCTTGAGCTAAAGCTGAATACACAGCTCCTTCTGTTTGTTTATTTTTTGTAGCTACTCTAGTAATATATGATTTAAAATCTGATGCTAGTTTTGAAGCACCCCTAGGCGAACTGTCTATAGAATAAATATATTGGTCTATTTGTTTTAATTCTCGCTCTGTTGTAATTAATTTATTTTTTCTATCTTCTGTCATTTTAACAGTTGGCATAAACGCTTTCATATTTCCTGTAATTTCAGAAACAGCTAATGGAGCATTATCTACCATATACGCTTTAAATTCTTCTTGATTATCTATATTATTAAAAGAACGACCATTTGCATTTGTAATTGTATATTTAGGTTGCCCATTAGTAGTTTTTTCTTGCGTTATCCAACCTGTTTTTTCTGTTGGATTGTTTTTATTTACTAATATATTTGCTTTAAAATACTCTGTTTCGCTACCACTTCCGCTAGTTGACGCAACTTGTTGGAATAATGTAGGGTTTCTGTCCATATATTCAATTAATCCTTTGTCAATATTTGGATTATTTTTATCTAATAATAACACATCTTCTGGCTTCAATATTGTTTCTATTCCATTATTATTTTTATAAACCGCATTTTCTACTCCTAAATAAAGATAATTTTTAGGAGATAATTTTAAATCTTTATTTGAAATTCCATTTAATATTTCTTCATTAGGTTTTAAAGATTCCCAAGTATTATTTTCAGGATTATATGTTTCATACACAGTTGTTACAGAGCCATTTGCATCTTCTAATGTTTTTATTTGCATATTTTTTTCTATTACTTCGCCATTTTCTAATCTGACATTAACTCTAGAAGGTACTTTAGATATTTTTTCTTTAGGTTTTAAATTTGCATTTATTTGATTTTGATATATTTTATATTCTAATGGGTCATACCCTGCTAGTATAGCTAACTCATCTTGATTTTTTGCTGTTACTGGATTAATATCACCTTTTACATTTCTATCCCACCAATTTGGTTTTTCTGATGTTCCTTCTACAGTTATTCCTTGTACTGTTTCTTGTGGTAACAGTAACTCTCTTTCTGGCTCTACATAAGGAGTTATATTTTTTTGCGTTGCATTACTTTGCCTAATTCCTTGTGGGTATAGTGCTTCCCCACCAAATGTTCCTGAAGAACTTTCTTTTGGAGAATAAGGTCTATTCATACCTAACCTGTATGTTTGACTAGAATCTACAAAAGGACTGCTTCTCATTTTTTCTCCCATAGCTTCTAGTTCTATATCTGAACTTGGATAGGTAGCTCCGCCTTGGTTTTGTTCTCTTAGCATTCTAGCGTCAAATGCTGCTTTATTTGCGTCTTGTGGTATGCCTTGATACACAGGAGCTAATTCTTGTGTATAAGTTCCTTGTGCGTCTGTGAATTTTCCTGCACCTTCAAATTCTGTAGGTAATGGTTCAGAGTATTCTTGAGAATCTCTTAGTAAAGCAACTTGAGCAGCATTAGATTGTTTTATTCTATTTGCAGCCCTTCTATCAGAAGCTCCTGCTAATACACCACTTAGTATTTTAGCTGTCATAGTTCCTACTGGAAATTTACCACCATAGGCTTCTGCTGCTATATCTTGAGCACCAATACTTCCACCCATTTGGCGTAAATATTCCGCCATTTGTCTATCATATTCTGTTAAATAAGACTGTTGTCTAACTGGTGCTTTAATTACTGCCATTATAAACTCATTCCCATTCCTGCTATATTACCTAAAGCGTTCATAGTAGCACCATAGCCTTGCATATTTGTTGCGTATCTATTAGCATCTGATGCTCCTTGTGCTTGTGTAGCTGCAAATATTGGTGGTGGCGCAACACTTACTCCTGGAACATTTAATCCAGTTGTAGCTGTACCCATACCAGCAGAACCAATACTTGGTGAACCTGTTAATGTTGCAAGTTCTTCCATTGGTAAACGTCTTTGCAATAAAGTATCTGCTAAACCTTGTGCTCTCGCTTGATTTTGCATTTCTCTTATCATACTTGCTTCTGCTAATTGTGATTGGCGCATAGATTGTGCTTCGCCAGCTAATCCTTGACGCATACGTTGACCTTCTGCAATAGAAGATTGTGCTAATCCTTGTAATTGGTCATTTTGCTGTAAACCTAATTGAGCCATAGAATTGTTATAAGCATCTGAACCTACTGGTAATCCTGAATTAATTAAATCTGTATGTAATGCTGTTCTTTGCATATCCATAGAAGGTTGTAAACGACTTATAGCTCTATTGTAATATGCATCTTCACTTCTTTGTGCATAATTAGATAAATCATCTGTACTTGCTAAAGGAGTAAAACCTGTTCTATCTACTGCACCTTGAAAAGTAGGTAAACTTCCTAAATTTAATTCTCCAGAAGGTAATTCTCCTAATCTTTGTCCTGCTACATCTAAATATTGTTCTCCTATGTTTGCTTGTTTAACTCTTTGCCTTTCGTATTCAGGCGTTAAACTGTAATTCATAGCAAATCTATCATCACCTAAATCTGTAACAAGAGTTTGATCATAAGGACTAAAAACATCAGGTCTATTCATACGACCTTCTAATCGTGCTGTTTCTACATTAGCTGCACCTTGTGCTGTTGCTGCTCCTGCATAATCTGGAGCTGGTGGTGGTTTAGGTGGACTAAATAAATTAGTTATAAAACTCATGCTATTTCCTTCCGCAATAATACTGCTTTTTTGTTATATCCGTTTAAAACTTTTTCCCAACCTTTGCGTCCTAAAATATCAATATATTTATAATTACGCTTTTTTGCATATTTTTCAATTTTTTTCGTAATTTCTTTTATAGTAACTAAATTACCTCCACCTACTCCTATACGCAATACTTGTCCATGATGTGCTGTTATTATTGCACTATTATCTTTTGCAAACAGTTGGTATTCTCCACTTTCTATCATTTTTTCTAATTGTTCTCTTGTTACTTCATGTGTTGATTCTATAGCTGGCTCTAATACTTTCCATATTTTATCTGTAATAAACATTATAAACCACGCCCTCTTTCAAAATATACATCTGTAGCATGCCATTTAATAGATTGGGCAGTTGTACTTGTTCGTATTCTAATGGCTGCGTTCCAACCAATATCGGCAACACTTCTCCATACTTTTTGTGTTTGTACTGTACCACCCCATGTAGCAGTATCCCATGTTGCTGTGTCCCATTCTGAACCTGTAGTAGTAGCAGAACTAGGAGTATATACACTTGTGCCATCATTAAAGTCTACATCAAAACCAATACTAACTGGTAAATCAGCATTACTACCCATAACTGGTCTAATTAACGTAAATCTTTTTGGAGAACCTCTGCCACCATAATATATAAAGGCTGTTTTAGCATCTCCTTGTATTGCTGCATTATTATCACTATCGCCATCATCTGCTTTAAATACTTTAGTGTTTTCACCAAAATACAGCTCTCCGTTTAATAATTCCCAACAATACGCATTTTGCCCTGTAAATCTACCCCATGCACCTGTACTTACATTTACAACATATTGGTCAAAATCCCCAACTGTAGATGTAGGAACATTAAATAAACCATATTGTCCTTTAGGATATATAATAGCTTGCCAACCAAAAGTTCCTGCAAAACTATTAACAGATTGCGATATACTACCACTTATTTTATCAGATATAGCTTTTGCTGGAGCGTTTTCTCCAGTAACTAATGTTTGTGATAAAGGCATAAAACCTTGTTCTGATATAAGAATAAGGTCAGAATTAATATTAATAAAACATCTTTTTCCTATTGGTCTAGGTAATTTAAATGTACCAACTAAACTCCATTTTGTAGCATCTGATGGGTCTGAACCAGAATATATTGCTGCTTCTCCATGATTAGTTATAAACACAATATAATCATCAGGACCAGAACCACCATCTCTAGTCCATTGCCCTATAGATTGTATAAAACCACCCATGTTAAAAACACTACCTAAATTAAAAGTAGATACAGTACCAGCTACATTATTAATGGGTAAATAGCCAAAACTTAATGAATTATTAATACAGAAAAATAATCTTTCTTTAAATACTGTAACATTATTAATTGTAGAACCAGTAACACCACTTAATGATGGTGTTGCCCATGTACTACCATTGTAATGTCTAGGTGCATCTGCTCCATTTACTATAAATAAGAATCCACCACCAGATATTGTAAAGTTAACATGTTGAAATTGTGCATTACTTAATGATGTAACTTGTGGTGAGCCTACTCCCCCTGCACTTGTAACATCATAAATATTAGCACCACTTGCTGCAAATAATTTATTAGTTGCACCAGAAGAATACGCCATCAATGATTGTACTGTACTAGGTAAACCTGTTGCATGGCTTGTATAACCATTTCTTAGCGACACATCTGTACTACCTGGAAAAAAGTTATCTAAACGTATTGCGTCAGATTGTTCCATCATATCAGGCGCATCTCTAGTATTTAGACCACCAATAGGTGCTGGAACTGTTGTACTTTCGCCTGTTGGTTGAAATGCCATTTACCCTCTATTCCTTAAATATTGTGCTAATCTTGCCATTTCTTCTTCTTCTTCTGTATTAGCATTTAATTGCATTCTTGGTTTACCGCCAACCATACCTACTTCTCTTTTTCTTGGAACTCCTGCAATGTCCATTGACATTTTTGCTGGCATATTCATAGTATATTCAGAAGGCACAAAAGGTTTTGGGTCTGGTTCATTTGTTCTATCTACAGGATTAGGCGGAGTTTCATTAGGATTATCAGGATTATTTAATATATCAGACATATCAGGAGGAGGTGCATCTCTTAAAACTCTACCTAATAAATGTCCTTCAGGATCATATCTTTTATTTAATAAACTTTGAGCTATATCACTAAAACTACCTGATTCTGGTGTTGCTCCAAATAATTTATTAAATTGGTCATCTAAAAAAGCCATTAATAATTCCTTTTAGGCTTTGGTTTAGGTTTTGGTTTAGGTTTTGGTTTATAATTATACCTCATAGTGTAAAGTTCCCTTCTGGCTCATTAACTGGTAAAAATAATCTTGTATTACCAGACATTCTAAGAATAGACTTAGCACCATCTTTAGCTTGTTTTTCAAATATTTTTAATTGATATTCTTGTAATTGGTTATCATAAGGCAAACCTTTTTGTTTTAAAAATCTCCATATAACACCTAATGTTATTATATCTTCATCTAATACTGTAGTATTACTATCACCTGTAAATTTTTCTGCATTAGCTTCACCATTACCTGTTGTATCTACCCAATATTTAGATATGTATTCAAAAACAATAGAATTACCTACAGTTGGGACTGGATTTATTAATAATAAACCTCCTCTAATTCTAAAATAATTTGTTATGCCACTTTGTACAGAACCTTTTAATGTTTGCCATTCTGAATTATTTAATGGTCCATAAAACTTTCTATCTGTAGTCCTATTCCACATAGTATTATTGCTAAATCTTTCAAAATCTGCTGCAATAGTAGTCATAGCTCCTTGACTTTCGGCTGCTATAGCTGTGTGGTTTTCTTCTTTTACTAATATTTCCCAATCATAACCAGATACTAAATTTTTACCTTCTCGATTGGCTGCGGCTAATAATTGTATAACTGTTGTGTCTGTTGATCCAATTACAGCATTAGGAGATGGTACTCCTACTTCATTTGCAGCATCTTGGCATATTGTTAATAATGTCATGAGCCCACCACTTGTAATGGTTTAATATTATGTTTTTCCATCATAAAAGCCTTTGCTTCTTTTCTATAATCTAGTGTGCCTTTACCTAATCCATGACACGCACCATCTGATAATTCAGATAACTGCTCTACAGAAGTAATACCTTCTAATTCTAACGCTTTTATTTTATTACTTGTCATGCATTCTAACACATTTAAATCTGTTTCTTTTTGTTTAATTTTTTTTGTATTTTTATAATATTCTGCCCATTGTATTGGAAAATCTTTCTTTAATTGATCCCCATTGTTTTTTACATCAAGAATTACTGTGTTTGGGTCGCCTATTAATGAAATTTTAACTAAATCATTTTTGTTTTCATCTTTATAAAAAGTTGCTCTTAAATTAGATGTTGCTGACATTTCATTCTCCTTTTAAGTATAGAGGGCAGTATAAACCACCCTCTACATATTATAATGCTACAATGGAAATTGACACATTATTATTTTTGCACTTGCATCTATAGCAGTTGCACACACAGAATCAGTAACAGCACCAGAAACATCAAGTGTTGAATCTCCTGCTCCTACTGTTGTTAATGCGTTACCATCAGCACCTGCTGTTAAAGCAGTTGTTAATGTTGCTGGACCAGATACCTGTATCCAACAATATTCGCTAGTGGCTGGTGCTGATTGAAGTACGCCAGCTCCTACTCTTGCAGTATCACTAGCATCCGCAGTAACAATATCAACTTGCCCTGCTGAAGCACCACTAGCTGCGTAGTAACCTACTACGTTACCAGCAACTGCGGCTACTGAACCTGCACCTACTACATATTGAACATATTTATAGAGCTTACCATCAGAAGTTTGACCTATTTGACCTAATTGAAAGTCTAAAGTCGTACTTGTTTCTGTAATATCCATTCCTATAATATAAGACATATTATTTAATCCTCTCTATTAGTTTTTAAGAACAACTTGTCTTGCACGATTAGAACAGGTCATATTTCCTGCCCAAACTACTGGCAACACCATTGCGTCTTGATTTACAGAAGCCTTTTCCCCTAAAGGAGTAAACTCTCTACCTTTAGCTGGACGAAGGAATAGATAATCAGTATTCAGCATATACATATGAGCTGCTGGACATTGATCATCATAATACACAGGTGCATTCATAAACATTAAGTTCATAAATCCTGCACTTGCGCTATCATCAGAAGTAAATCTTTGATTAGTTTGCAGAGAAGCCCAATAGAATTGGAAGTATGTGCTGTCTGCTACGATACAATCTGGTTTATCTGCACCTCTAATTGCTAATAACCAAGCGGAGTTCATGCCTGATTGTATATTAGTTGCTGATGCTACTGCACCACCTGCTGAAGAAGTTGTAAAATCATAAACTTGATTTTGCCAGAAAGAATAAGTATTTGCATCAATACCACCAACTGTATTAGTTGGAGTATCAGCTACTAATAAACCTAAACCACCTAAATCTTTACCATTTGTTCCTGTTCCATTTGCATAGAGAGAAGTTGCCATAGTGTTTTTAAGTGTTTTTTCAAGATTTCTTACTCTTGATTTTAGAAGGTTAAATACTTGCTCTTTACCAGAATTTTCTACTTGCTCTAGTCCAGATATAACTACATTACCTGCAAGCTGTTTATAATTAAATTCTGCTGCTGTAAATGTGTTACTTGTTGAAGTATCTAATACTTCGTAACCACTGTACCATTTAGCTGTACCATTTTGTGCATATTCTAGTTCTTGCACTATTGTACGACCACCTGCTACAATTTTGTTGCCTTTTTCACTTATTGATTTAAGTAAGGCGTTATTGTTGGTTATGTTATCTGCCATTGTCCTGCTGTAATTAGCAAGAGTGGTAGTAACAATCTCTGTAAATGTACTATTTGGAGATGCCATTATCTATTTCCTAATTAAAAAATTATACCCATACAATTTAACCACTAAATCCTGCTCCTTCAATATTTGTCATTAACAAACTATCTAAATCACTAGCTACTACAGAACCTTTAGGTGGATTTGCAGAACCAGAAGGTTTTACTTTTCTAGCTTTTTCTACTGCTGCTTTCCTTTTGCTATCTTCTTGTTTTTTAACTGATAATTTAGATGTTTTAATAGCTTCTGCATAAAGGTCATCATCTAACCTTACAGCTTTACTATATGCATCATCTAAACCTTTTGCTTCACCAGCATCTATTAAATTACCCATTTTAACTCTTACTTTGTCAAAATGTGGGTGCATTAATTTGCCTTCCGCATTAGTTTTATTAGAAAATTGCTCTACTGTTTGTTCTGTTTGTGCAACTGTGCTTTGTATATTTTGTTGTTTAAAATTATTAAGCTCTTGCATAATTTGTTGGTTTTGTTGCAATAATTGGGCGTATTGTGGGTCTGGATCATTCCAAGACTCACTCTCTTCGTTCATGGTAGACAAATCAATTCCGTAACCTTGTGCAAGTTGTCGAAGTGCCATTTTTGGATTAGTTCTCAAGGCGTTGTCTGCATTAAGCAATCGAGATATATATTCTGCTTCTCCTATCCCTGTTGCATTAATAGCTTGACGTGCTGGTTGTAGAACTTTATCTAATGCTTCAATATTTTTGCGTTGTTCCGCTAATTCCTGTGTCTTTTTGGTGTAATCAGATGTCATTTCTTTATCACGCTTTATCATAAACTCTTGTGATTCTGCTGGTAAAGTATCAAACACCTTTTTTACATCAGCTGTCCAATTTTTAGGAGCTTCTAGTTTGGATTCCGTAGAATTTTCAGTTGCTTCTAAATTGTCAGGGTTTTCTTCTGAATTTTCCGAATCTGATTGGTCATCTTCTTGTGCAGTAGCTAACTGATCCAAGTCGTCAGAGTCATCTTCTTCTTTTTCAGGAGAAGTTTCTTGTTGTTCTGGTACTGTTAATGATTCTTTAGAAACTTGTTCAGCATCTTCTACTGGAGCTTCTTCTACTTCATTAACGGAGTCTAAAGTGTTGCCGATAGAACTTTCTAAAACAGCATCAAGACTCATTGGAGCTTCTGCTGATTCCTGTACTTCAGGAGTGCTTACTTCTTCCATGTTAGTTCCTTTCCGAACTTATTGTTGCCAATCAGTAGGTTTAGCACTACTTGTGCGTGCTGTTCCTGCCCAATCGTTTCCTATTTGACGAACCTTATGTCGTCTTTCATGCGCCTTTAGTCCAGACCTGCTACTTATAACAGATTTGTCTATAGGGCTCACAAACTCTTGTATATCAGACATAACTTGCAAAGATTTACCACGCCTAGCGTTTTTATTCTTTTGGTATTCTTTGCCACCTGACCAATCTATAGTATCATAGTTTTTTAAATAACTCATTCCATAGCCTTTTCTGCTAATTTAACGTCTGTATTTAATAAAGCTAAATCTTCTTTTAAAGCGTTTCTTTCTCTTGAAAGTTCTGCTTGAGATTGAATTTTAGTCATTTCTGCGCCTGATTTTGCTTGAATATCAGCTAATTTACCTTCTTGTTTCATTTTTTCACGCATTAACTCACCTTGTATCTTAGCTTGTGTTATTTTTTCATTTTCACTAGGCTGTGGTGGTGCTTGCATTTGTTGTTGCATTTGTTGCATGATGCTTTGTTCTGTTTGGTCAATTACTTCTTCAAAATCTCTACCGACTTTCCATGCACCAACTAAAAACCTTAAAGATTGAAAGGCAATAGGTGTTAACAAAGGATTAGCATTAGATATTGCTATAGCTTTTTCTAAATAAGAACCCATAGTTTGTAAAAACTCTATTCTTGTTTGTTTTTCTGCGTTTTCATCAGCAAATACAGTAGAATCTGTTTCAACATCAATATTATACGCTCTTAATTTATCATCTCGCATAATTTGTACCATTTCAGGAGTAACTTCTATACCTGTAATAGCCTGTAGCATTTCTGGTTCGTAATGTTCTGCTACTATTTCTGCTTTAATTCTAAATAAATCTCTAATGTATCTTTCTATTTCTTCTTGTCTTTTTCGCATACGCATACTGCCAAATTGTGCTTTTAATTGTTGTGCAGTAGCAGTTTCACTTGCTTTTGTGTTACCTCTTAATAAATCTGATATACCTGTAATTTCATATATTATTTCTAATATTTGCGTTCTTTGTGTATATAGTCCTTGTAATACCATGCTTATTGGGGAAATATCTTCTTGTTGAAACACACCAGCTAGACCACCTTTTTGTGCTAATAATGAAAAATTTTCTGATGGTATAAAGTCATTATCACCAGCGTTTGCTAAATGTGATAATTCTGGTACAGAAGCATCATAAACACCACGTCTTTTTAAGCCTTCAATTAAATTACTAATACGACTTGTAACTCTATCTAATTCTTCTGCTTGATCTTGATACAAAGTAAATTCAGGAATAGGAACACTTGTATCATTAGTTCTTACAGCTAACATTGGTGTTGGAGTAGGATAAAAACCTTCTAATTCATATGGATCATCATCTACTCTAATAACTTTATCGTACCCTTTAACTACATAATATCTTTTTTCTTTAACTCTATCCCATATTTCCCATATTTCTGCTCTTTTAAATACTTCTTCTGCTTCATAATTATTTTCATCTGTATCAGGCGACCAATTTAATGGTATATCGTTAACACTAGAAAAACCTTTTTCTTTTAGCTGATCTCTTGTCCATAAATGCCTTCTAGCTTTCC